TTTAGTCTCATAGAGTGGCCTGACTTCTCTCTAGGTAGTAGACAGCAGATAGCCGAGAGGTTACTCCAAGCTAAATACAAGCTCACTAAGAAGACAGAGAAAGGTAACTTCATTATTGATGATGAGGTATTACAGGTAGCAGCAGATGCAGGTATCCCTGAAGCCAAACCTCTTGCTGAATACTTCATGTTAACCAAGCGTGAAGGAATGGTTAAGGACTGGATTAAACGCGCTGTGTATCATGAGGAACAAGGTGTCTGGAGAATGCATGGGAGAGTCAATACACTAGGTGCCATTAGTAATCGTATGACTCACAATAGTCCTAATGTTGCTCAGGTACCCTCTCCTAAAAGTAAGTATGGTAAGGAGTGCAGAAGTCTCTTTGGTTGTCGCAGGGGTTACAAACTAGTAGGTTGTGATGCCTCGGGGTTAGAACTCAGATGCTTAGCCCATTACATGAATGACCCTGTGTATACTAAGGAATTACTAGAGGGTGATATACACACAGCTAATCAAGTAGCCGCTGGCTTACCTGATAGAAACTCAGCGAAGACATTTATTTACGGCTTCTTGTATGGAGGAGGGGACGCTAAGATAGGTCAGATAGTAGGAGGAAATGCTAAGATAGGTAAGAAGCTTAAGGAACAGTTCTTAAATTCAACACCAGCACTTAAGAAACTCAGGGATGGTATCTTACATGTTACATCTTTTCGCAAGTGGCTAAAGGGTCTTGATGGTAGAATAATTAGAGTACGTTCCTCTCACTCAGCTTTGAATAGTTTACTCCAAGGAGCAGGGGCTATCGTTTGTAAACATTGGTTGATAGAGTTTATGTCACAGTTAGACAAAGCAGGGATATACGCAGAGCCTTGTGCTAATATTCACGATGAAGCAAACGTAGAGGTACTTGAGAAAGACGCAGAGCAAGTAGCTAAGATAATGGAGCAAGCCTTTCTCACAGTAACTAAGACGCTAAAGTCCAATTGTTTACTAGAGGGTGAAGCTAAAATAGGAAATACATGGTATGAGGTACACTGATTATGAGTAACGTCCCATTAAAAGAATGTAACAAATGTGACAATAGAAAAGCATTGGAACACTTCCGTATCCGTAAGGACAACAGTAAACTAAGGAATACTTGTCGTACCTGTGAAAACTTACTACAACAGAAGAAATCTATCGCTATCGTAAGAATAATAACTAAGAGTAAGACTCCTCCTCCCTCTGATGTTATCTCTAAGAGGATGTTAGGTGGCGCTAATAGGAGAGCTATGGAGAAAGGACTACCTTTTAACTTAGACCTAACCGATGTACAGATACCTGCTATATGCCCTGTACTAAGGATACCTTTGGTCCCTTCTGTTGATGGTTTCCTACATGAGAATAGTCCAACTTTAGATAGACAACTACCTCACTTAGGTTATACTAAGGGGAATGTACAAGTGATTAGTAACATGGCTAATCGAATTAAAACCAACGCTAACAGTATTCAACTAGAAGCAGTATTGAAATACGTTAAATCAATAGAGGATAAGCATAAATGAAAGATAACGAAATAGTAACTGCGGTAAACAAAGCTGACTATACACCTGCGGAACATGCGGCAGTCGACGCTATGTCTATACCTTTGATACGTGAGCTTAAGCGTAGGAAAAGCTTTAGAGGGAGACGTAACAGAGATGCCTTTAAGCGTATGGACCGACCAGAGAAACAAGATGCTATGGAACGTGGAGCCAGTTTTATTACCTCCTTCTTAGAACGAGCAGTACCTAAAGTAGTCAAAGTCTAATGAGGGTAGTAGGTGTAGACGCAGACATAATAGTTTACATCTGCTGCTTCGTTGCTAAAAAACAAGAAGAGAATGGTGTGTATCTAACCTGGTATCAAGTGAGCAAGATAGTAGACACAGTTTACAACAATGTTTTACTAGGTTCCAAGGCTACACACCACCTAGGTTTCCTAACGGATAGTAGAAGTAACTTTAGGGTAGCTGTTGCTAAGACGTTAGTTTACAAAGGACAACGGGAAAACACAGAGAAGCCCCCTTTCTTCAGTGAAGTTAAGCATTACCTAGAGAAACACTGGGGATGCCAAATGATGAGAGGTGTTGAGGCTGATGATGCACTTGTAATAGCAGGAGAACATTTTAAAACGAAGGGAGTAGACTATATTATAGCTTCCAAAGACAAAGACTTACATCAGTATCCTTGTGAACACTTCGATATGAACAAAGGTAAGGAGCACCTATTTCACATAAGTAGAAAAGAAGCCCATAGGAATCTCTGGGAACAAGTTATCTTAGGTGACCTACCTACTGATAATATTCCTGGCCTCACCCATGCGGCTCAGTATATGACTACTGTAGAGTTCAACAAGAAAGTAAGAGCACCTAAGGACTTAACCTATGGTAAAACTAGAGCAAATTCTATATTAGATGAGGTAGCCCCTGAAGATTATGCAAGACACATACTAACCTTGTATATTGAAGAATACGATGATGTAGAATACGGACTAGGAGAACGTAGGTTCTTAGAGACTTATACCTTAGTTAAACTATTGACAAAAGCCCCCAAAGAACTTAAGATACATTTTAACCCATTGAGAGTTAAGAGAGCATTACTTGAGTTTGAAGATGAAACCAACGGAGATTATTAAATGCAGAAATTGAGTAAGAAGAAGTTCATTAACAAACAAGTAAACGCTATGTGCTATGGCATTCTACTTTCCTTACTAGACGAAGAGAATGGTAAGGCCCTAACAGTAAAGTCAGCGGTCAAGCAATTGTCTAAGACTACTTATTTCACAGACCAACAGTCAGGCCAACGTAAACTAGGGTTATGCTCTAGGTTGATACGTAAGAAACTTAAGGTCAATCCTTACATTACTGTAGATGAAATGTATAAGGATATTATTCTTGCCTAAAGTTCTCATAGACGTGAGGATAAATGAGAAACCCCTGAGTGCTAACAAGATGCATTATCGAGATGGTAAGATTGATACTAAAGAGTATAAAGAATATCGCTCGGTAATCGCTGATTTACTCAGGGGTTCTTATGGTATCCAAAAGAAAGACAAGCTAAAGCTCTCTATTATCGCAGGGTACTCTAGTAAACTAGCTGACTTAGACAACTGCTTAAAGCCTGTGTTAGATTCTATGCAAGCCTGTATGGACTTTGACGATAGACAGGTCTTTGAGATAGTAGCATTGAAACACCACGTAGCTAAAGGAGAAGAATACATCTGCTTAAAGCTAGAGACAATCACAGATACACAATGGATACGCAGGGTACAAAAGCTATTCCCTCTATTCTGGAGAAACAAAGAATGAAGATACCAATTAAAAAAATACTGGAAGGTATAGACAAACTAGAACAAGCAGAGGTTTTTAATATAATGCCTATTATGGATTCCTTCTGCACAAAAAAAGGTCAGAGTAACCCTGATTTAATAATACCTGTTGTACAGATGTATAGAAGTAAAAATGGACATGTACTATTAGATATACCCCATGAAGAAAAGTATAACACCCCTAAGAATAAGTTCTCTAGGTACCACAAAGTAATAAAAGGTGCTCACGTAGACGTATATGATGTACTCCATGCTTTTGATGTAGGTTCCCATTCCATAGGTCACGCTATCAAGAAGTTATTAGTAGCAGGTAAGAGAGGGTCCAAGGATACCAAGCAGGACTATGAAGAAGCTATCGCAAGTATTAACAGAGCAATCGAGGACTTATCATGAGTATAGAACAGCAAGTAAGGCAGTTCAATCTAACCTATAACAAAGAGATGTCTGAGGTACCTAGGTTACCTACATCACCTGAAGCAAGCCTAATGCTTAATCTTATAGTAGAAGAAATAGAAGAGTTAACCCAAGCTATAGCAGAAGGTGACTTAGTAGAGGTGGCTGATGCCTTAGCGGATATCTTGTACGTCACTGCACAACAAGCTACTACTCTAGGTTTCCCTGTGGATGCTTTGTTACGAGAGGTACAAAGAAGTAACTTAAGTAAACTAGGGGAAGATGGTAAACCTATTTATAGAGAAGATGGTAAGGTACTCAAAGGTCCAAACTTCAGTGAGCCTGACATCGCTAGGGTACTAAGGTGTTATTCATGAGTTCACAAGCAGTCCAATACATTGACCATATGGGTTCTGATGCCTCAGTAGTTAAAGCAGCTAGGGTATCCTTCGCTGGAGATAATGAAGTAAGAGCTATTGAGAAAGATACTAAGCTACTTAACTATCTAGCAGCACATGGACATTGGTCTCCCTACAGCCACACAGCTATTACATTAAGAATGACAGCACCTGTTCCCATTAGAACACAGTGCTTCAAACATAAAGTGGGCTTCACTGAGAACGAGGAGAGTAGGCGTTACGTATCTTATACTCCTGAGTATTTCATACCTACCTTTAGAGCTACAGCAAGTAATAAGAAGCAAGGTAGTGGGGATACATTAGATTACCAAGAGCACTTACAAGAGAAATATAAGTCTCTCCTAGATTATGTTATAGGAGAGTATGAACAACTACTTTTAGATGGTGTTTGTGAGGAACAAGCTAGGTTCCTATTACCTCAAGGCTGCATGGTTAATTGGTACTGGACTGGTAGTTTATCTGCTTTCGCTCGTTTCTATAAACAACGTACCGATTCTCACGCTCAACTAGAGATACAAGAGTTAGCCAAGATGGTAGGTGATATCATACAACCGCTGTACCCTATATCTTGGGCAGCATTAACAAAGGAGTCTATATGTACTTGATTCTTGTGCTATTAACACTTATTTCTGGAGTAGCATTCTGGTCTCTTGGTGTTTTAAATGTAATAGTAATAGTAGCTTTACTTGTAGAGTCAGTAGGGATACACTCTTTCCCTACGTTATCTTTAGGGTTACTCGTAGTAACTGTAACACTATGGGGAGTTTCTCTAATAATAACATCAATATTATCAGCACTGGCCTTAGGCTTAGAATAAATTACAAGGGATACCCTATGGAAATAATAGTTTACACAAGACCAACATGCGTTTACTGCGATAAAGTTAAAGACCTTTTAGATGTGGCAGGGTTATCTTATGAAACAAAAGAAGCCCCCCAGAAAGACACACCAGAAGCCCTCACGTTATGGGCTAAGGCTAAACAGACAGTACCAGTTGTTGTCATAGACCAGTTAATAATAGGTGGATATGAAGATACTTTTGATTACATTATCACTAAGGAATTAGACGAGAATGAGTAGAATATTAACTAAGAAAGATGCGTACACAGTAGATTACCCTTGGGCTTTACTAGCAGCAGAGGCACAACAAGATATCCTTTGGACTGAGAAAGAGATTGAGGTATCCAAGGATATCCAAGATATCAAAGTAGGTATGACCGAATCAGAATCCTACGCTACTATCTATAACTTACAACTGTTTACCTTGTATGAGAAGATGGCTGGAGCTTCCTACTGGGGAGATAGAGTTATGAAGATGTGTCCCCGCCCCGCAGATATCCAACGTATGGCTATGACCTTTGCTTTCGTTGAGGAGGCAGTACATGCGCCCTTCTACAACAAGCTAAATGCAGCCTTGAACATAGACAGTGAAGAGTTCTACGACAGTTACAAAGGTGACGAGGTGCTCAGTAGTCGCATGAGTTTCATAGGTAAGTGTATAGGTAACCCAAATCCATTAGTATCTACTGCTGCTTTTAGTATGATTGAAGGAGCTATCTTGTATTCTTCTTTCGCATTCTTCCTACACTTCCAATCGGCTGGTAAGAATAAACTAATGAATGTGTGCCGTGGTATCAAGTTTAGTGTACGTGATGAGAACTTACATAGTGAAGCAGGCGCACAGTTGTTTAAGACAATAGCAGAAGAGACAGGAGAGCCTGTACCTACTGAAGAGATTAATGAAGTAGCTCGTAAGATAGTAGAACACGAACATGCTATCATTGACCGTTCATTCATCAAGGGTGAGATAGAAGGTATCACCCCACGACAGATGAAAGTCTTTGTAAACCACAGAGTAAACTTATGTTTACAGCAACTAGGACTACAACCTTTATTTAACGAAGAGAACAATGTAATCAAAGAGTGGTTCTACGATGGTATTAACTCAGTGCAGTTCCATGACTTCTTTAGTGGTGTTGGTAATGAGTATAATAGAGATTGGAATGAGCAGGGTTTCTCATGGTAGATGGACTATACAAGGCTTACTTCATAGGAGGTGAGTGGGATGGAGTAAGCAAGAGAGTTCAAAAAGAAGAGTTTATCAAGGTAATAAAACATACTACTATGTATGAGAAAGTCAAATACTTTGGTACTAATGAAACAAGTGTAACTCGTCACGTAGATATGTATGTATTGGTAACTCGGTATAATGATGATATACTTATCTATAGACTACTTAAAAATGTTAAAGGAAACAATTAAATGCAAGAGAAAACAATTTACCAAAAGTTTAGCGAAGAACGTAAAGAACTACAACGTGTAGGCGAAGTACCTGAGTGGTTTACTACAGGTGGTTGGCAGTTATTCCAAGATAAGTACCTACATGATGCAACAGGTCTCCGTGATACTTACCTCCGTATCGCAGGAACACTAGCGAAACACTTGCCCGATAGTAAGACATGGGAAACTAAGTTCTTTAACCTGCTATGGAACGGATGGTTAGCCCCCTCTACTCCTGTTCTAAGTAACACAGGTACTAACAAAGGTTTACCTGTATCTTGCTCAGGTCAGTATGTAGGAGATTCTATTGATCAGTTCTACAGCAACAGACACGAAACAGCTATGCTTACTAAGAACGGCTTTGGTACATCAGGTTACTTAGGTGACATACGTTCTCGTGGTTCTGTTATATCAGTAGGCGGTAATGCCTCGGGTGTTATCCCTGTGTTCAAAGGGTTTGTTCAAGATATGCGAGATGTAGCCC